TTATTTGTGATGCGGTTGAGTTGAATGCGAAAGCAAAGTCATTGCCGGAAACAATGCCGCGAGCTGTATCAAAAACATACCAATTGCCAGTGCTATCAGTTCGTTTGATTAGTACAAACCTTGCACCATTTGTAAACCCGCAGTCAATGTTTAGAGCACTACCAGTTCCAGTGTAAGTACCTGCTTTAGATATTTCGGGTAAGTCACCAAATAGGTAAGCTATGTAAGTATTGCCGCTGCCATTAGCACCTGCCAAACCCCCAACGCTGAAAACACTGCTTGTTGGTAAAGTGCTGTTAAATACACCTCCATTTCCTGCGCCAGCCTCAGTTTTGTTTAACTGCAACCAAGTGTTTGCGCCTAATGCATAGTGTTGCCAATACCAATTATATGTTGTGTCTCTTCCTTTAATAAGCACTACAGAAGGTACCGCACCAAGATTATGGTTAATCGTTGTTGCTGAACCTGTCCCGGTAAATGCAACTACATCCATAAAACCTGGGGCACGTTTTAAAGCATAAAAAGACACCTGTCCCGCAGCTGTCTGAAGGCCGCCGAATCCAGTAAATTGTGTATTAGAATCTATTACAGTTTGTCTATTGCCACCCTCAACAGCAGTTGACGTCGAATCAAGAAATTGGGATGCACCAATAACCCTAGACCAAAAGTAAGTACCAAACCCATTGATACCTTTTTCGATAACAAGATCAACAGGAAAACCACTTGTAAGGAAAGTAGTATAGTTATCATTACTTGCGGTTGTGAGAGCAAACACATCCGTTGCAACCTCAGGCGGTTTGTTTGGGCGACGGATTGCCATGTAGATGTAAGTGTTGCTATTGGCACCAAAATCCGTCGATCCACCTCTGACTTCAAAACCTGTTGACGTAATGCGAAGTACCTCATTTTCGTCCACTTCGCTATCGGTCCCATTTGGCCTTAATACTTGACCAACGCGCATAATATCCCTAATAGTCCAATTTGAACTAGCGTCAGCATTTTTAATTAACACCAATTGAGGCTCAAATCCAAGATCAATTTGTCTGTAGTTTGGATAAGTAAGACCTTCATAAGTCCCACATTTAATAATGCTTTCATCACCATCAGTGCCAAACTGTGCATCGTCATGAGCGAAGATGTAGGCGACGTAAGTTCGGCCGGAACCATTTACTCCGCCATCAGTACCAACACTAAATACTGAACTTGTAGGTGCTGTATAATTCCATACGGCTGTTGAGCCTGACGCATTGGTGCTGTTTAACTTTATTCTTTGATCGCCTAATGATCTGTGATAAACAAACCAATCATCTGTTCCGCCTGAAATAACTTTTACAATAATCATCCCCGGCACACTGCCGAGTTGATGAGAAATAGTTCTTGCTGTTGAATTTCCGGTCCACGTAACTATATCGCACCAGCCAGGCGCTTTGCGGAATGTCCAAGAGACAAAATCATCACCATTAGTGTTTACATTCGTACCGTCACCATGTAAAGTGAACCCATTTGCACTAACGGCAGTAATCCTATAGGCATCAGTAGCTTGTGCATTAGTGCTGTTGCTAATTAAATTTTTATCAATACCAGTTACGGTATCTGTCAGGCTATGAGATCCACTTGTATCTCTTTTCTTAATCCAAACCAGCCCGCCTTCACCTGCTAAATCAATTCCATTATTAATTGGTTGATCCGAACTATTGCCATCATATACATAAGTACTAAAAACATCATCAACGTAAACCTTGTCTCCGCCTGCTGCACCAGACGCTCCAGCAAGAATGCTGCTCCCAATGACGCTCATGAGTAAGCCAGAGTTACGACAGAATGAATTGAGCCTGTAGTGCGAACGATGTAATCCAAACGATCCACCGACCCAGCAGCAGTGCTTAAAGATGGCGGGTTGCCTCCAGCCCAATCAAAGAAGCTTCCCCATGCAATGGAGCGTGACCCAGTGCCGTCTTGCACCAAAAAGATTGATCCAGACTGACCAACTACAAGGTTTGTTGGATTAGCAAATGTCAAGTTTTCGCCCAACGTCAACGTGAAATTATTGCTTGCCGCAAAATCGGGCGTTACCGTCGAGCCACTTGCCAGCGTTGTAATCTCACCGCGCTGGCTAGCGGTAAACGTCTGAGCTACGTCAGTCTTGGCAGTGTCAGCGTCAAACCCCTGAACGGTACTGCCAATAGCAGTTGAATCCAGAACGTTGTCAACTGTGACCGTCTTGGTGCTGGTCGTTATCGAATCGACCTTTACCGTTCCAAACGCCATTGCTAGGCCAGCCGTAGGGCAATTACGCCAACTTTAACTGACCAGCCCCATCTGAGCACGCCCATCCTCAGAAAATTGATCCTTGATAGCTTCAATCTCTTCCACTGTCGAAACAGTTGCTAAAAGGTCAGCGTCAGCTTGTGACAAATTAAAGCGCGTGGACACCTGCCAAGAAACACTGCTTTCGTCCCAGCCATAAACCTGAGTAGCTGTATTCGCAGGCTTAGCTATTGGGGCCTCCCATGCTGCAGTTTCGCTGTTTAAAGTCCAGCTAGCAAACGGTTTGGCATAAATGAATGCGTCTAAAGTCTCTGAATACGTCATTCCCACACCCGCAAATCTTTTACGTTGCGACCCGTCTCGGAATGTTTCAACACATCGCTTGCCAAATACTGACTCATAGTGCGCTTTTAGCTCTTCAGAACTATCAGAAGCAGTAATTACTCGCTCTACTAAGTTTTCAGCTGAGAGGATTGCAAAATACTTCATAACTATTCAAGACGAATGTTTCCAGTTCCGGCAGTGATTGTTGTCACTTTATCACTGCCATCTGTTGCAGAAGATAAAGTAAGCCCTCCGCCAGGGTTTGACAAAGTATAGGTGTTTGGATAACGCAAAACTAAAATGCCATCACCCCCTGAGTTATTACCACCTTCACCGCCGCCGCCAGGAGAAGAAGATCCTGACCCTGTAGGCATGGCTGCACTGTTCCTAAAACTACTTGCCTGACCGCGTCCTGATCCGCCAGCAGCTCTTGTGACGCTTGAGCCAGTAATAGATGATGCTAATCCTGCACCACCAGCTCCGCCTTCATATCCGCCAGATCCAACAGCGCCAGCACCGCCTCCGCCTGCGCCCTTTACCCCGTCAATACTACAAAATCCTCCGCCGTATTGCGGGCAAAAGTAGGCATTAGTGCTATTCCAAGAAGATTTAGATTGGCCTCCATTGTGTCCTTGATTAGCTGTTGCAGATCCGCCTAAATAGCCGTTGTTGGCAGTTTGATCATTATCGTCATACCCTGTTGGCCCATCAGAATAAGTGTTCATCTCGCCTCCGCCGCCTGAACCTCCATCGTGCCCAGCTTCGTTAGCCCCAGCCCCAGCACCACCGCCTACGGCAGTAACGGTAAAAGATTGCTGTGCAGGGTTAATTCCAGATAAAGTTGTATCACTACCATTTGTGTTAGCGGCCCCACCCGCTCCAATTACTATCGAATAATTTGTTTGTGATAGCAATAGCAGTGCGCTAAGAGACGTTGAATTACCACCACTAGCTTCTGATCCATAAGAATTCAAATATCCTCCTGCGCCTCCTCCGGGTTGTCCAGCTTTGTTAGAAGGGCTAGTATCGCCGTCTCCTCCACCACCGCCACCAGCAATCATCAGATAATCTACTACAATCGTCGCAATCAATAAGGGCCAAATACCATCGCCATGGATCAAACCTGCTTCGTTAATGTTCCAAACACCGCTAGCATTTAGCGTAGAAGGAACAATTCTTTTGCCAATAAAACCACCATTCGACATTATGTAATCTCCAATGCACTAACTGTTATCTCTAAATCATCTGCAGCAGTAGCAGTTGCACGCAACTTTTGCGATTGCTTCATAACAACTTTATTTGCAACTATTTCTAAAGACGCATCAGCCGGGACAGAAACTGTGCTGGCCAAAGTGCTTAGAACAGCGTCACTACCGTCCGTTAGGGTGATTGTAATTCCTGCGGCATTGGTGCCATCAACGTTGGCAACTATGCAACTCAGCACAATCGCCCGATCCGTTGCCGCACCAGTTGGTGCTTGATATAAATCTGTCGCATTTGTCGTCGTTAGCTTGACGGATGCGTTGTTAAAAGTTTCAGCCATGAGATCAACCTAACGCAATGGCAAGCCCAAGGCTCACACCAGCAGATGGAGTTGTAAACGATAAACCGCCTGACCCGTCAGTTGTCAAGACTTGGCCATTAGTCCCATTATCAACAGGCAGAGTCAAAGCATTGTCTGATGCAGTGCTATGAGCGTGGATCTCTACATAGCCAGAAGTCTGACCAACAAGTCGTAGTGCCATCAGACAATCACCCAGTTAGACGTTGCAGGCACTGTAATGGTTGCCGCTGCATTAATACTAAGCGGACCAGCAGAAATCACATTCTTACCAGTGCCAATCGTATAAGTCGTCGTAATCGTGTTGTCATGCTCTAAGGCCCAAGCATCTGATCCCCCGCCAGTCGCTCCAGCTGCAGCAGCAGACCAAGTAATTGCACCTGATGGACCACCACTTGTTAAAACCTGGCCACTTGTGCCGTAATTCGCTCCACCAACACCAATTTGGCCAGCAGGTCCAACACGGAACCTTTCAGCGTTTTCGGTCGTAACTTTAAAATGGCCATCCGAACCAGTGTCAACAACCTCAGCTTCCGTATCGCCTTCAACAATCTTGTCGGTGTCTGCAGCAGTTCCGTTTGATGCTGCTGTAATTCGACCTTTGGCATCAACAGTAATACTGCTTAGCGTGTAGCTCCCGGCAGTAACAGCAGTGTCTGATAAGCCGGTCGTGACGAGATTGACAACAGTAGCTTTTTTCGTTTGGTTGTTGAGCGTGTCAACAATTGGCACAACGTCTGAACCCTGAACAGATACCAGTTCGGTTAGTTCTGAAATCTTGGTATTTGCCATAACGCTTCAGACTTTTCCTGATATTACTGGCATCACGACCAAGTTGAAATAGCAACCCGTTTCCAGGTGTTAGTCGCAGTGCAAACGTAAATGTAGTTTGCGTCCCATGCCACCTCACCAGCAATACCGGTAGCAGTTGCAGAAGCAGGCGTCAAAGTCGGCAAAATTGGGCGACTTCCAAGCGTCACGTTTGCTGCTGTAATCGCAGCCATGCTTGTCAACGTTCCAGCTGCCTGAACCTTGAAATCAAGCTTGCCGTCTTCTGACGTATCAGTTGCGTCAACAATTGACGATTCAATCGTTCCAAACAACACAAGCTCTGGTGTCGTTGCGTCGTTATTGCCTTGGAAATTAATGCTGCTTAAAACGTCAGCGTCTTGACCGGCAACAGCATCACCACGATGGTGATACAAAGTGATGTCAGCTGCGCTAACTGGAACGGCTTCCGCTGATTCAATAAAAAGACCAGTGTTGGTAACAGACTCAGTGATGTGGAGCGGATGCTCAGGGTTAGCCTCGTTTACACCAACCTTGTTGCTTTTTAACGTAAGGCGTGCAGCAGACGCACCAGCTGACATCGACATCAATTGCAGCGTGCCATCTTCGCTGGCGTCAGTTGTGTCTGAAATTTGCGCTGTGATTTGCGCGTAGGCAATATATTCATTTTCAGCATTCTGGCCGCGAAACTCAAGGTTGCCTAAGTTGTCGCCTGCTGCAGGCGTTGCTGAATTGCGGTACAGCACAAGGTCTGGTGCGGTATCCAGCCCATCATCAGTATTCTCAATAATGACTTGGTCAGTCGTGTCTGTACTAAAAAGATGCAGCGGGGCAGCCGCCGTTCCAGCGCCTAATTGAAATCCAGCAGTAGTAAATTTGCCAATAAAACTTCTGTTTGCAGTAATTGCAATTTCATTAGCTGCTGAGCGGTAAAAACCTGAAGCACTACTATCTGTTAAAAAACTTATTGAAGGGTCAGTAACAGTGCCATCTGGCACCGCTTTGTGCAAAACACTAAAAGATAATCTTTTATTCTTATCAGCACTACTCGCTTCACTTGCGTCAACAACAACAAAATCGTCAAGCGCCGCTGGTGTAATCAGTGACGCCAGTTGAGAAATCTTTCTGTCAGCCATAATCAGCAAGCCATAAGGACACAAGGAACACAATAGCTGCCATCGCTATAAGTTTCTGACACGTAGGTGCTCGTCACTTTAGCAACCGTTTTACTGCGAACAATATCATCGCCTTGTGGCTTGGCCGTTCCATCACTTGCTGACATCAACAGATCACCACGGGCGACTGTCGTTCCTTGTGCAATGCGAATAACAAAGTCACCCGTCATCGCAATATACAAATCTTTTGTGTATGTTTCGTCGTCGTCATCCCAAGATTGAAACACACCAGCTGCATTAGGGTCTCCTTCAACTTCGCTGACTTTGCAACGGTTTAGCTGAGGGTTGTTTTCCGTACCCCATTCGCACATTTCATCGATGTTGCTCAATACCGTGCCACGCAAAATTTCAGTGCGAGCAGCATTGCCTGGCAATTGTGACCAACGCGATAAGTGAGAACCAACTAAAGAAACAGTGCTTCCACTAATGACTATCGCGCCTTCAGATGATCCACTCCCGAAAAACGTAATAAGGTTTCCATCGTTATTAGTGCGATTAATCTCCATCGGAGGCCCTTCTTTCGCACATATTTGCAACCTGCCAAGCTCACTAACCATCAAACCTTGGTTTGCAGTGGCATTGTTGTCTGTAACATCTTTTGGCTTTACAGGGCTTTGTTCTGATGCAGCATTGCCAAGAAATAAAGCTCTGTTTGGAGTATTGCCGCTTGGAGCAACGTTATAGCCAATTTTTAAGTAAGTATGATCTTGCAGCGATAATGCAATTTCATTGTCGCTGAGATTTGTAGGTGCATAAAATCCAGAAGTTGTATTGGTGCCGAAATAAACGCTAGGTAAAGCTTGCGTGCCAGGCGTAACTTGAACTCTTGTAGAGCTTGACCCAATTAGAGCGCCGCTTGCAGAAGCCACAACATCTACCCAGCCATCGTTAGCTGCGTTGCGGATTTTTAACTTGTTTTCTGAGGTGTCATACCAAAGCTGATGAGCGACGGTAGTGGCTGGAGCAGTCGCGTTGCTGTTGGTGCTTTGAATAGCCGCCAAAACATTGTTCAGGTCTTGCCGCACGGCTTGGCCGCTGGCGTTTGCAATGTTGTAATCGTGCGTAGCCATAGCAGCGGTTTAGACCTGTTGCGTTCCGTATCCTATTGCAGTGTACTGAAATCTCCTACTAATCACAGCACCGCCATTCTTAAACAGAATCGTAAATCCTGTTGAAGTTGGCTCTGACATCACGTAGTAGTCACCAGCATCAAAGTCAAACGCTGTAATACCAACAGTTACCTTCGTATCGTTGTCGGAGTAAAACGCATCATCAAAAATAACAGTTGCGCCGGACGGCTGCGCTCCAGACGTAATTGTTCCGCTGTTTTCAGTACGCCGCTCCATCTGCAGCCTTACCCCAAGCTCATCTACAAGCGGTGTCTGGTCAACGTGATCCGCTGTTAGCTCAGCCTTGAACTGGAATGAACGGCCAACATACACGTTGTTTTCAAGAGGGATCCAATCCTCAAACACAAGATCTGAGTTTTGCTGCAAGTCTGAGTAGCTGCCAGGATTTGTAGTCAACTGACCTCCCATCCCGGAATGGTCTGAGCAGTAGTAGTAAAGGATTGGAGCATCAGCCGCTAGAGCAATCTGCGTGTAAGCACCTGCCGTTCCTGGCGTCCCAACCGTTGTGACCCCTGCTGTGTACTCAGAACCGCCGCCATGCGTTCCATCGCTTGTCGCACTAATCCTTACGGGATGGCCAGAGTTGCTTGCGTCTGATTGGTCAAAGATGTAGGTATTACCCTCTGTCAAAATTAACGTTTCATTGTCGGTACTAGAACCATTAATTCGATACCTGTTGCCCCCACCAGAGCTGACAACTGTTACTGCTAAAGTGACAGTATCGCCCTCAAACTGAATCTTTGATCCATCTTCAAACACAATGTCTGAATCCGTAGCAGTATTGTCTGACTTTCTAAAATAAACCTCAACGTTTGTATCGTCAGGGATTTCACCATCAAAGTCAGACCATGTATCAATTAAAGCAGAACGATCATCAATAAGATCACTCGTGTAAAGGCCACGAGCTGTCAGGATACGTTGCATCCGCACACTGAACTTTGCGCCAAGATCAATAATTTCGTGGAAGAAATAAGTACCTTTAGTAAATTGAGTACCGAAATGTGTGTCAATATTTTCTGTAAACGCATCTAGATCCACAATGCTGTCAAAAGAAGCATCTCCCCCTAGAACTAAACCGTCATATTGCTCGCTGTAGTTAACGTTGAATTTTTCTCCCGAGAATGGCGCAGGGGATGCGTCTTCCCGCACCACCTCATAGTTAAATCTCGGGATCCCGTCAGGGATGTTAATTAACGCGCTAGCTGCACTAAAACTGCGCTGCTTCTCTGCGTTTTCAAATTTAATTAGATATTCTCCATTCAGCAATGGCAATACACATGAGGTTGTTCTTGCCTCAACTTTTCTCAGCAAAGTGCTGTTGGGCCATGAGCCCTGCCCTGTAAGCAATCCCGTATGCCTAATTACAGCAACAAAGTTTTCAACATTTTGGCCGCTAGCCGTTGGCGACCATCGCAAGATAACTTGATCAACGCCAAAGGCTTCAATGGTTACATCTTCTGGGTCGGGCGGAAGAACAATTCTTGAGATGCCATCAGACCCGTCACTCGTTCCACCAACAGCAATCTCTCGCTGCTGTCTACCAATATCAGATCTTTTTCTGTCTGGCTGAGGGCCTCTTGCTGTGACTTCTGCATATAATATTTCGCCAGGAAGTATATTTGAATCTATATTTACAGAAGTGTTGGCGGTAAATATACTATTCCAGTTGCCTGCGTCCCCTACTCTCCATCTAACTTCAAAATCTGCGACTGGTCCGGTAAGACCCCTGGTCCATGAAATAGTGGCACGGTTTGTTGTACTACTGCCGGTGTCAATTTGTTGGAATGTAATGCTTACATTGCTTGCTGGATCGGGTTGCCGACCGTAAATAAATGGCTTGGGCAGGTCTAAAGTTGCGCTATCGCCTTCAACGAATTTGTAAATGCCGTCAACGTGACGAACGCCAATAACGGAATAGACACCACCTTCTCCTTCCGCTACTGATAGACACCGATACTTTCTGATGACTGCTGAATCATTTGTGATCGAATACAGAGCATCATCAGGCGGCACTTGAGTGAAAGGAGAGACAAGCGTGACCCTATTGCCGCTGATTTGATCGCTAAAAATTGAACGAGTTTCAATCGTCCCATCCTTCATGACAACGCTTATCTTGTCATTTGCTCCAGATGGCATTACTGGAGGTTGGTCTAAGTCCACAAACTCTCTTCGCGCACCAACAATGCGGCCAGCCAACCGAGTTGATAGGCGCATTTCATCAGACACTTCAAATATCTGGCCTGGCAATACGTTTAATCCTTCAAGCCCAACTGAAAAGTTAACTGTGTCGTCATGCACTGTTTCTGAATACAAAACCCAACGCGCCATGCGTTGCGCTTGATACTTTGAAGTGCAACCAAAAGCCACAACACTTTTCTCTTGTACTCCATACTTTTCAATCGCAGCCTGATCTTCAATAATTAGAAAATTGGGTTTATAGAAGTTGTCAGGATCGTTATATCTTACGCGTACTCTAGTGCTTCTGGTTTTTAACGAAGAGCCGCTGTAGGAGAAACTTCCGTTGACAACATTAGAGTTACTAAAAACATGAATAGCCGCCAATGGCTCTGCATTTTCTTCGCCAAGATTCCCGTGGTCAGCAGCAATTTGAACATTGTCTGCTTTCCAAAAAATCATCCCACGGAAGACGCTTGCCATGTCTTGCAAGACGTTATACGCCTCAGCCTGCGAACCAAGCACTGTGTTAATCGCAAATCTTGGTTGCCTTCCTTCAGGCGTATCAATTTCCTCGTTGCAATATTTTGCAAGGTCAATTAAATCAACCCAGTTAATTTTGGCCTTGTCTACAAAATCGCCTGCCCCATAACGATCAGTTATAAGCAAGTCATAAAAACAACAAATTGGGCAGGTAGTCCAATGTAAATTGGTGGTAAGGCTGCCGTCGAAAGGAATACTACTGTTAAACCTAAGGCTGCCGTCTCTCCTGACAGTTGCATTTGATGGAATTTGTACTTTCAAACCTTTGATGTCATACGCCCTCGCAGGCAAGGTGTTGTACTCTTCCGAATCAATACTTAAATGAACAAGAGCAGTATGAGGATAACTGACTTTTACTCTTTTGCCGACAATAATACTGTTCCAAATAATAGTATCTGCTCTGTTGTTAGCTAGCGATGTCGTTCCAGGTAAATCCTGAAAATCGGTGTACTTGATCTCAAAAGCGTCTTCTGCATTGTCAAATTCTACTTTTCTAACGCGAATCTTGTATGGAGCTTTGTTCCGTGAAAGATTAAATGGTTTAGTTTTAAATTGATACTGGGACGTAGAAACACCTTTGATAATATTTCTCTGCTCTTGCCCTTCAACCCTGAACCATTTGTCTTCAAAGGCACCGCCGTCTTCACTGAGCGCAATATCTAAATGAATCTGAGCAAAGAACAATTGACCCCGCGCCAGCCCTTCCATAGCAGTGCAATACAACTTTGGAATCGTAAACACAAGTACAACAAAGTCAGCTTCGCTGTCGTTTATTGCACGGGTTATTTGCCCCGTACCATAATCGCGTTTTACGACCTGATTCTCGGCGTTAAGCTCTTCAGAATAATTACTGCCAAGCTGCTCGTTAACATCAATAATTGTCGTCTGAACATCGCTCAACATAGAGCTTTCGTCAAAACGTTTTTGGTTTTGAGTTCCCTTTCTTTCCGTAAATACAACCGTTTGATCTACAAATTGTCTTCCTGTAATTAAAGTTTCATTCAGCAAAACGCTTTTTTTGTGCTCAGCAAGCCCTTCAATTGGACCCTCGCAAATTGCGTCAATTATTTTAAGGTTGGTCTTTGAGTTGAGCGCCATAGTTTTTTAAATCAGGTTGTAGCCGAAGCCTTGAACTTTGAGCTTTGTCCTTTCACTGGCCCCAACGTCAATAATTTCAACGTCAAGTTTAATTTGCTTTCCATCCTCAATTTTAGGAATTTCGAGCCTATGGCCAAAGCTAAATTCTTCGGTTTCGTTGACTAATCCTTGCAATGTGCCGCGAGCAACCGCCGCTTCAATGTCCTCTCCACTTACAGAAACAGTCAATTTCATTTCGTAAGTAATAAAACCATCAATTTTTGTCGTGCCTGGCGCTCCAGCATTATCGTACAAGCCTCGGATAACTTCAAAAAGTACATCAATCTTTTTCCTTTTACTTCTACTTTTTTTATAGTCAAGGCCGCGAGCAAAAATTATTTCTCCAGGCCGCAATAATTTATCACTACTAAAATCGCCAAAGGTTTCTTCAATCCTTATCCTTTTGTTTTCATTGCTGCTGTGTACGTCTCTTACACCTAACTTGGTTTGCAAGCCACCCAACGATTCAAACCTTCTTGTAAGTTTTTGCCCGTTGATCGTTACAGTGTTTAATCCTGGTGTTTGCGTAGCCATTAACAGCGGATCGGAAGCATCAGAGACTTCTAAATTTGCTGCTAATAAATGACTTCCAGTTATTACTCGGCCATAGACGACAGGTAATGTTGCACCTGTTCCGACTGTGTTTGCAGGCCCGGTAAACGCATAAGACTGAATACCTGAAGCGCCTCTCGTAATTCCACTTGGCCCTTCGCCTCTTACACGAGTGCCCTGCCCTTTAATTCTGTTAGCACCAGAATTAGGAAGTTGCGGCTGTGGCGAAATAAGACTTGCCGTTCCAGAAAGAACCAGGCTTGCGCCGACTGCGCCAATCGCTGTTGCAAAGCTTCCGCCAACAAGACCCATGCTTATTGCAGCGCCTGCTCCAGTGGCACCCCCAAGTCCGGCTCCAATGCCTAAAAACCCGCCAGCCGCCGGACCAACAATAAACGAAGCCGCAACCAAGCCAACGCCTATCAAAATTTGTCCTAAGGGGGAGTCCCCACCGCCAGAGCCCATAATTACAGGCACCACCAACAAAGGCTTGCTGCCAAACGGTAATTGCAACTCGTCATACCCCATCGCCGCACCGCCTTGAATCACCTTGTATCCAACGCCGTTTTGGTGCGCTTCAATCAACTCACCTTTTAACGCTGGATAGTTGATGCAAAGCAGCTTGATTGCATCAGCAGGCGTTTGAAGGTTGTAATACTCGTGCTGCTGGCCATACTTCTCGCCTAGCTCACCCGCCAACAGAACTAGCTGCATGGCGAAAAACTGCCGCAACGCTTTGCCTATAGTAACGCCCTAAAGGCTCTAAAGCACTGATGCTATTCATTCGCTGGTGCAAAATTTTATCGTCTCCCACATAAATCGCTGCGTGCATTGGATTTCTAGTGCCAAGTCGCATGATCAAAACATCATGCTCACGCCGCTCATCAAAAGGCACCGGCTCAAAGCCAATAGCTCGTGCATGTTTGAAAAAGATGCTGTGGGTACGCTCCAGCGACTCAGGGCGCGGGAAATCTGGCAAGTCAATTCCAAGCAACCCGTAATACTCGCGAAGCAAGCTGTAGCAATCAGTCTTGCCGTATTCCCATTGACGGCCTAGCAAGGCTCGATAGTTAACCATTGATTATCTGGCACAGAGTAAACGTACCAAGGAATCTTGGTTTGGGTGCAGGCTTTTCGATCTTGCTCGCTTACAGGTGTGCCTGCTGGATGTGAATGCACTACGGCTTCAATCGTTCCAGCAAACATTGCACGGGCATAGTCAGCAGGATTGATTGCAAAATCTGCAGTTGGGTCTAGCGCAATGTTTCGACAAGGGAAATAACGTCCATTGACAACTAAGCCACAAGCTTCGTTTGGGTAAGCAGTCTTAGCGTGCTTTACCGCGTTAAGCCTGAAGTCTTGCCCCATAGAACCCACCGAAAGGAAGAGTGTCTGCCCTGCCAAATCTTGCCTGACAACTAGACACGCGTTTGCCACAAATATCGTTAGTGACAACACCGTTTATTATTACCTTTTCTGAGTCTGGAAGAACCGAATCGTTAACAGTGAAGCAAGATCTTCCTTTGTACCCACATTCATGGCCTCGATACTTCCACGGGCAAAACTCTTCGATTGTTCGCCGGGGTAGCCCAACATTAACAAGGTCAATCTTTGGTGCTAGCTCAAACTCAACAAATTGCGGGTTTTCAGCTGACACACGATCGATGTACCAAGTTTCGACCATCTTTGCATTAGGGTCGGAAGTATCGTTAAAGGTTTGCGCGATCAAAGGATCATTGTTTTCTGTTACCAGAAAATCTTCAATATCTTCTTCTGGAGCAAACGGAACTTGCTGATTATAGTTTACTGTATCAATAAATTTGGCAAATGTGCGAATCCTTTGGACCTTAGCCGCTAAAGGATTATACAAAAGTATTAACGCCGTAATAGCATTGTTGACGTTGGCTACTTTTAACCTAGGGCGAGGTAATGTTCCGTTTGACGCAAACTCAAACCCATCAACTTCGACAGGCACTGCGGGATAAGAGTTGCCGTCAAATTTAATCTCTTCAGTTAATCCATTCTTTCCGGGGTGATACCTTATTATGGCGTCAGTACCGTTTACTGCTGTCGTTAAAACAATCTCATAAAGATCAATAACTGCTGTTGGGGCAAGGCGAAGTAGCTCTTCGGCTAATGGCTCAAACGCTTCCCAAGTACACGTTCCATCAACTAACGTCTGCGTAATTTTGAACGGGAAAGCAGGCTCGTCGTACTCAAACTCCGAGTAAGTATCAAGGGTGTCTGTCGTCCCAGCAACAATGCACTTAAACGCAAGCGTGTTGCCCCTGTTGGGGTTGGCACGGACAACGTCGCCAAACGCATAAGCTTTTGCAGCTTCCCATTTATGTAGGTCGTACCGATAAGCCATTAGGTTTCAAATACCTGGACAAAGGTAGCGTTGATTTCAGCTCGATCAACGAAGGAAATTGTCTTTGTCCATTGCTGGCAGACAAATTTACTACTGGCTGCCTCGCCTGGTGGTGTGTAGCTAAAGCTTTCGACGCCACCACGCGCATCTAGGAATGCTTCGATCGTGTCGGCTTCCGTCTCAGATATGCGAAACGTCAGGTTATAGATCTTGGGATTTTGGTTAATGCCAAACGTTGCTCGCTGGCTATAACCACTCCCAAACTGGATTGAACGCACATTTGGTGCGCTTTGCTTTGTCATCCCTGGTGCGGGATCAAAATCGGGGAAGGTACTCATTAGCTAGACAATAAGCCTCCAGGTCGTTGTTGCTTGATTAATTCTGCCTGCACAGCCGCTCCAATCAACCCTCCGAGCTGTTTACCGGCACCACTGTCACCTGAAGCAGAACTGCCTTTTGCGTCAACGTTAACGACAACGTTTGTCGCACCACCTCCACCAAGTTGATTATTTGGAACGACTGTGCCGGAAGTGTTTGGAACGAATAGCTCAGGGCCGCGTTCTCCGACTATATAAGATCCACCCGCCTTAGCACTGCCACCGTCTGCCATGTAAGCATCAATACCAGCAATATTTAGACCACCTCCACCTCCACCACCAGATAAACCACCAAATAAATTCAATCCAATATTTAATGCCTGCATCTTGATCTGAGCTGCAATAATCTCTGCAGCCATATCCAGGAAGTGATCTGCGGTCCTTTGGAACAGATTCGCTAACGCTTCACGGGCGCTCATGCTTCCGTCAATAATTCCCTTAAACGATTCAGAAAACGCATCCCCAATCTGAGTTGACAACTCAATTATTTGGTTAGTTGGATCAAGCAACTTATTTAGGCCACCCTGAATTGCAGCAACCTGCTCGTTAATCCTTTCTTCAGGCGTCTTACCTCTACCAGGCCCTTTCCCTGCTTCGTTTCTTATCGCTGTTTTGTCCTTCTGGAGAGCAGTAAGCTTCTGCTCCATGTCTGCGGTGGGCTGGTTACCTACCTTTGCTCTTTCAATCTCAATTTGCAACAATTTTATCGCTATATCTTTTTGCTGCAAAAGCAGGCTAACTTGCTTGTTGAATTCAGTAATTCTTTTCGCCTCAGCGGGCAACATACCCTCCATAACCAGACGGTTGTATTCTCTTGAAGCGGCAAGGTTTGCTTCTTGACTATTTCGAATTTGCTTTAATGGAGCGACTGCGTCTCTAAGAGCTTTTGCACGTTTCTGTTCTTGGTCAAACGCAAGCTTTGCCTCAGCGTTTGTTTTAATTTGAGCGGCTAATATTCTTTGTTCAGGCGCTTTACTTTGGTCTTTTAGCTTGGCAATTTTTTCTAATGTTTGTTCATACTTTTGTTCTATTGCAAGTTTTTTAGCTTGCTCAATGCCTGCTACTTTGCTTTGAGCCAGCTGGCGTTCCAGGCTGGCGGTAAGAGCACGAGATTGCTCGGTCTGCTTCCCAGTTCTTGACGTTTCCCGGGCTAATTTTTTATCTCTCGATTCAAGAGCTTTATTGACTTTTAAAGTAAGATCTGCTTGTTGCGAGATAGCAGCTTGCGTAATTTGTCCATTTTTTATAAGAAGTGCTGCGCGGTCTTTTATATTACCGTTCTCATCTCTGCCTACAGTTTCTATTGCTTTTTCTCGCTCAATGTCGGCTTTTCTAATTATTGCTTGCCTGGTTAAGTTAACAAAATTTTCATTCGTATAGTCTGCTTTTATCCCAGCTAATTTCCCCTCTATTTCTTGAAGTTTTGAGTCTTTTACCCCAAGTTGTTGCAGAAGAGTTTTGTGTTGAAGTTCTTCAGCAGTCAACTTAGCTTGCCTTTGTGCCTCTGCAGTTCTTTCTTGCCCAAGTTCTGTTAATCTTTTCTCAACACCTACTAACTCTTTCGTATCTTCTGCAGATAAACCACCCATTCCACCTGCCGCTCCAACAGTATTAACGCCCATCAGCTCATTTCTCCTTTCCTGAAGTTTTCTTGCCTCTGGAGTGTCTAAATTTAAGCCAGCTTGTAGATCGTTTCCAGCTTTAAGTGCGTTTGCTATAAACCCTGGAATACCCGCAAAGAATCTGGCTGCTGCTGTTTGCATTTGCGTCATAGCTCTTGCAAATTCATTCCCCAGGTCTGCAGTTTCTGCACCAAAACTATTAAGGGCATCTACGCCTTCGTTCCCAACAGTTGCCGCTAGAAGTGCAGTTGCAGCCTCAAGAGCCTGCTGCTGCGTACCAAGTTGTTCTATGGCCTGCAGAGCCGCACCAGTTTCAGTCCCAGCAAAGCCTGCGGCGTCAGCTAAAGCTTCAATATCAGCTGTAAGCGGGTTAAGTGCTTGGCCAAGTTCTGCGCCGCCTGCAACAATCTGATCGGCAAACGCTCCAAACTGAGTGCCGACCAAAGACAGCGCAAAGCCCATTTGGCCGCCAATCATGCCGCCCGCAAAGCCACCTATACCACCACCAATTGCAGCCCCACCGCCTTGCCCAAACAGTAAGGGGAACGCTCCACCAATAAGCCCACTACTAATCGCATTGCTCCTTCGAGTTGCTCTATCAGACCTTTGCTGTGCTATATCGTTTTCTAGTTTTTTAGCTGCCGCCAAACCTGCTTTACGCCTAGCTTCTATGCGCTTTTCGCTGTCTTCGCGTATCTGTAAATATATTTTTTCAGCTTCTGTAGTTACTCGTATCCTGCGAGCCAATTCTTGATCGAACTTTGCCCCTTCTGCATTATCAGCCTTTATAGCCGCACTAAGCTTCGTCCCGATAGCGTCAATCTCTGCATCAAGTCGTTTCTGAATACCTCTAATTTTGTCGTTATTTAATTCGATAAAAGCACGACGATCAGCTTGATTTACCTTGCCTACAAGTTCTATTTGTTTCTGTGCAAGCCTTTCGGCTTCTCTGCCTTTAGCAATAGCTTCTGACGCCAAAGCAGAGGCTCTGGTTCTAGCCGCTCCAGCTACCGGGTCAAAACCTGGAGCGGGTTCTGGGCCAAATGTAGGCTGACCGCGAAGATAAGAGCCAGCCATTGTGGTCTGTGCCCCGCGCTGGGTGGCAGAAGCGAGTTCAGCGTTATACGCCTTTAATGCCTGCGTTGCTGCACCACGATCCTGTATCTCTTGCCTGACTAATTTATTATTTAAATCTTGAGCGTCATTAGAAGCAAGCAACGCTGTAACGAAACTATCTAAGTTTTTTTTGTAGAGGCCAGTCGCCTTTCCAGCCTTATTAGTTTCTATTTCAGTCTGATTTAAATTTTCATTTGCTTTCCTTAAAGCTTCGTTGTAAGAACTTAAATTTGCTATAGTAAATTTTTTTTTATTTACTCTGTCTACTTCATTAGAAAGACGCTCAAGTTGAGACTGAAACCTGTCAAGCTGTTTTACGCCCTTTACGCCGATCTCAATCTCAGCTCTATAGGCCACGACGGTTTCAGCGCACTGCGATGCCTAAGTTTAACGCCTACGCCGCGCCTTATCCATTTCTTTCTTCTGCTCTGCATTGATCACGCCAAAATAGGCGCTCCAGCCAAGCAACTCTTCTGCTGTCATTGTGGTGCGAACTTCAGACAAGCTCATGCCAAGCTCTTTGGCAACGCCAAATTGCAGCATGAGCCAGTTGTCCTTACGAAGCTCGGCTTCTAGGATTTTGGGTCGATGGCCTCTTCTTCGTCATCAGTCAAAATTGCCAGCATCAAGGATTGCAAGTCCTTGTCCTTCACTTCGTTCTTGAGCACGTCAACTTCGCCAGCCAAAAACAAAGACTCTCCCATCTCATCTTTAGCTTTAGTGATCAGCAACTGCAAAGCAAACGCATTGGCATCATCCGATCCAGCACGCTTTTGAGCCCGCTCGCGCTCTGCCATCGTCAAAGGCTTTACCCACATCTCAAACTCAGTCTTATCTGAAAGAGTAACTACTCTTTTTGTTGCCTCTAAATTTGCGGCTTTCTTAAGACGATCAATGGCGCGTAATGCCATGAGTTAAAACTGATTGTGCCACTACACTAGCATTAAAAAAACCCCTAACAATGTCAGGGGTCTGTTTATCGTCAATCGACTATTAGCTCTTAGCGAAGTCGAATGTAGGAGCAGCAGTTGGACGGAAGTTAATAGAAATCGCCTGAGCATCGTCTGGCGTTACTGAGAAACTTGCAGAAGTCAGCACAGCATCCATCGTGATAGAACGGCTGGCTGCTTCATCTGGCGTACCAGCTGAAACAACTGCATCCATATACAACTTGAACGTTGCACCAGCTTGGTTGCGCTGCGTAACGTCTTCAATCAAACGAGCCGAAATGCCGGTGTCGTCATCAGTGAAGTAAACCTCAGCTGAACCTGTACCATCCGCAAAACCAGAGATAAAGGTTCGGAATGGTGCGTTTTGGCCCAGAGTGCCACCGATGCTTGTCACATCGATCTCATCTCGGGTCACTTCAAAGTTCCAAGAGCGCACGTTTGCAACTGCTTGAAACTCAGAAAACTTGATCGTGAAAGCGCTGGTGCCGTCAGTCCCGTCGTTTGACAGAGTGAGGACAGCGCCGCCTGCTGTTGCAGAAAACGTTGCTGCTCCAGTAGAAGCGGTGTAGCTCTTGACAAAAACAGGAGTTCCTGCAGCTAGACCGCCGGGGAGGGTGCCCCCGCCAGTGGTAAACGAAACTTTGTCGTTTACTTTGAAGTTCAGAAACGTTCCGACGTTAATCAGGTCGCTGCCGCTAGTTACATCTGCAGCCTTAAAGGTTCCAGATGTGCCAGCTGGCTTGTAATAAAGGGCTCCAGAGGTGCCCGAAAGGACGGTAGCCATTCGTGGTACTGAGAATGGTGGACTTACGGGCGAAACCCGGACTCATACAGCTTAGCGTGTCAACAGTAAAAGTTCTAACTCTGCTCTTCTGCAACGAAAGACGTTGTTATACGTCCCATCATGTGAGGGCTGGCTTCTGTTGCTGAAAACGTTGGTCCGTTTATCGCACCAGGGCGAAGATATACCCCTGAACCGTCTCGCGTTGAAGCAGGTAACGCTAAAAGCGTTGTAACCGCAGTGTCTAAAAGCGTTTGATTTCTTGCGGGGCCTTGGCCCTTTTCGCTGTAAACACGGATGACAACAGTACCTCGCGGGTAATCAAGATTGCCCGCAATCGTTACTTCTGTTGTTAACCCAAAAGCAATATTTATTCGGACGTACTCTGTCGTCGTGTTTGCTGGGACAGCAGTGATGTTGTCAAAAAAGACTGGTACTGCTGGTGAAAGATTATTGAAAGCCGTCAAAAGAGGACTTTCAATAGCAGCTCTAATGGCTTGGTAGTTCATAACTGAGTAAACAGATCATCCATTTCAATTGCAACCGCACGATCTAAACCACCCCCTTCAACATACATTGCAAACCAGTCAAGATCTGCAGTCGCACTGGATTCTCCATTAGGTGGACCGCCTCCGATTTCACCGCGATATGACGGAAGTTGCATTGGAGTACCTGTCTTTACTCCTGCTTCAGAGCCAAAACTGCTTTCCGTTCTAGGACGACCGCCGTCACCTTCACGAAATTTTCTACGGCCTAAAGCTGTAGTTGGCTCTTCAGTTGGGCGGAAGAATCCGCTTTCTATAACGTCAGTCGCTTCAGCTGCATACTCAGAAAAATTTGAAATTGTTGTTACTGCTCGATCTTTAACAGGAGCAGAACCTCGAACGTTTTGGCGTCCCGTCAGTAGACCAATAGGAAGCTTGATCGGCCTAGGTTCTCCAGGCTGGCCATCGCCTTTATACATACGCCCATCAGGTGTCTCAATTTGATATGAATTTGAAAAACGACCTGTCCAGCTTGGCCCTTCTTGCTGCAACTCTCTAATAGTTCTTTTTGCCGCTCTTGACGGGCCAGACACCACAAGAGAAGACCCGATTCGGTCTAAGTTGTCTATTAGCTTCATGAGTTGATTCTTTGCCATTACTGCGGCCTCGCAATAATCGTGTGGAGCAAAGGATCTTCACCCCGAAAGCTCAACACATTTAAAATCTTCGCTTCTCTAGTCACACCAGCTTGTGAATACTGAATGCGATCGGCTTCAGTTGGATAGTAAGAACCCAACTCGTCACCACCAATAATCACCTTGATGTCAGTTGTTTGGTAAAGCCCTTCGCTTTCTCTTGCTGAAACATTAGAAATCAAACCCTTCAACACAACAGACGTGTCCGCACCAGTTACAGCACCTGTTGCCGGGTCGTAGGTGCGTGGCGTTGTCGTTTTGACAAGCGTGATGTCTTGGCCCCATTCGTCCAATAGATCTTTGGGGATTGACTTAAAAGTGCTGTCTACAAGTGACATCTCAACCCCTCACCATACGAACTTGATAAGAGCCAGACCCTCCAAGACAATAAGCACCAAGATAAGACTGCAGCCAAGGGTAAACGTCGAATACGTTATTGATAGTTCCAGTAGCTTGGCTAGAAGTGTTGTACTTGACCTTGAGGTCTCCGAGTTCGACTTCTTCGTATAACCCCTTATCGCCGGTAGTCCCTGTAATCGCGTCCGTGTCATTAGCCAGCTCAAACGCTAGTAGATATGTAGCTTTTTTAATTGCGTTTGGAATCGCGGAACAAGTTAGTTCTACGCGATCGACATGATAATTATTGCGGGGCCAACTTAAAGCTTGGTTTGAATCGCAACGATCACCATAGAAATTCAACGTGTCGATCCAGCTTGTAGCTGAAATTAAGGCACGATTTTTGTTGTCGTCTTGTTTGTTGTCCCACTGCGTTGAGCTTGGGACGGTTTCAAAATACGCGTCTGCCTCCGCCAACGTCACAAAGCTGTTGGCTGTCTCACTCTTGAGTGTGGCGTTGATCGTGGCAGCCATAAGACAATAATAAGGTGGCCCCACCTAATGGTAGGGCCTTTGCTCTGATCAAGATCAGATAGTGCTGGTATCCAGCGGAGAGTTGACAGTCAACTGAACCATAGGGATCAGGTCGATGTCATAAGTGGCAGCCCACTTGTTAGCGGTAGCCAGATGAGCGTTGGTGGGGTTGTCACCAGCGTCAGACCACTTAGTACCCATTACGTGATAGGTGCTGTGGTAATCCACAGAAAGCACGTCTTGCTTCGAGAGGACGTTGCGATCAGCTTCAATCCGAAGCTCTTGCTGCACACCTTCAAGGATGGTGCCTGATTTAATCAGATAACAGTAGAACTCACGTTGGTGACCACCAGTGCCAGGGGCAACGGTGTTCACTGAACTGTCGGTAACAACCCGCATTCCTGCGAACTCACCAACTTCGCGAGCGCCAATGCCTACGCCACCACCACCCCAGGTCACTGCGCCATTCGTGGCGAGTGATGAAGTAGAGAAGGTCAGCATCCCTACCTGATACAGGTAGTAAGCAACAGAAGGGTGAACAATCAGAGTGTCCAGCTCTTCACCACGCTCTCCAAGCTTGGAGCGTGCTTCAGCAACCATGGTTGCACTGAGGAAGTTGACTTCGGTTGCGCCAGAAGCAGCAGCCTTGCCTTTGTCCAGTGCGTTAGCGGAAAGTGCAGTACCGAACAAGCCAGCAAGCTGTGAGAACAGACGTGCGCTGTTTAGCTTGTTGATTGCATCAGCCAGCTGATTGCGAATGTGAAGCATTGGATCTTCACCAGCAGCCAACACTGCAATGTCATCTACGGCATACGCGAAACCGCGATGGCAGATGCTTGCAATTTGAGTGCCAGTACCGATCTTTTGTGGTGTCAAGTAGCCACCGGAGCCGGTGCCCCAGGTAGCTGTTCCATCCATGATCTCCTCAGTTGGAGATACAGGATTGAACTCAGGAACTTGGATGCGAGTACCGCCTGAGCGGGAATCGAGCA